TATACTGTTGCGCGGAGCTATAGTTTGCGTTGCGTTTCTTGGCATTGTTGGGCTCGACGTAAACGACGTCGTTTTGCTTGAGATAAAAGTAGGGCGAGGCGAAAATCTCCGGGTTGGTCACGTCCAGCCTCCCATACTCCTTGCGTCCGTTGTTGTCGCGAACGATGAGAATGTTTTTGCGATTGGCGTTGATCGTTAAGTCACCGACCATCCCGAGAGCGTCGAGTATAGAAACGCGGTCATTCCGGATGTTGACGCTGCCCGGACGAGACACTTCACCGAGGATGGTGATTTTGAAGTTGACGATCTGCACATGAACCATAGCGCCATCGACATACTCCCTGATTCGAGTCTGCAATGCGTCGATGAGCTCAGCCTTCGTCAGGCCCGCGGCGTGCACTTTTCCTAAAACGGGGAAGTTGATGTATCCCTCCTTGTCAACTAAATAAGTAGTGAGCTTCGAATCGGCTGCCACAGACGTCTCGCCTTGGGGGATGTAGGCAAACGGTGGAGGATTGAACGGCGCCACCACGGTGGTATTCCATGCCGTGACGTTGATGGTGAGCAGATCATCCGCTGCGATAGTGGTCGCATAGGTCTGATTCATCCGCTCCAGGTCGGCTGTAGTCAGCCGGTCGATCCCCTGAAAATAAGCCACGTCTTTGGGGACAGAACAGGCCCCCAAGAGAGTCAAAACGCATACGATCGGTAATAATTTACCCTTCATTCTTAATTATCATTTTTTTAACGGGTCGCAAAGATATGGATATATCAACTCGTCCGACGGGTCTCCATGCTTCACGAAATGCGCTGTTAGAACGCGCTCGGAGGTGGTTTATTATCCTGAGTGTTTGGTCGGATTTGCCCGCATTTTGTCGGGGTGCAGATCTGTCCGGGTATTCCTTTTTACGCTGAGGAGGGCGTGCGGTGTTCTTTTCACGTACGGATTGGCCCTGTATGGCTTGATATCGGTGTTGTACAACGTGAGTTCGACAAAAGAATGAGATACCCTTATTGAGAATGTCATTGATAGCATGCTGTAACGGCCAACAGGTTCTCCGAAGCACTTGCGGGACTTCCCGCAAACGTCAAAGCAAATGCCGAGAGACTTGCGGGACTCCCGCAAACGCCAAAGTAAATGCCGGGGGACTTGCGGGAGTACCCGCAAACGCCAAAGCAAATGCCGGAAGACTTGCGGGACTTCCCGCAAACGCCAAAGCAAATGCCGGGAGACTTGCGGGACTCCCCGCAAACGCCCAAAAGTTCTTCGATGCACTTGCAACAGTGTTGTAGGCATTTCCAAAAACGTTTTGGTCGGGCTTCCGTAGAAACTCTTTGCTGGCACTATTCTTACACCGAACTCACGTTGTACAGCGTTTTTTGCGCCCTACTTGCCTTGTAAAAACGACAACTCCCGGTGAGAACTGAGAGCCTCACCGGGAGTATATCAAATGACAACTTTAGAGCGGGGAAATTATCCGCAGTGGAAATACTTCTTCACCAGCGCCAGCATTTCCTCGGTCTTACCTTCGAGATCGGCACGGAGTGTCTTGTCCTTGTAGCTACGCAGATTGGCCAAGATGCCGTCGATCATGCCCGGGCTGAACACGTCGTGTGCCTCGAACACTTTACGCTGCTTCTCGAGGCAGTCGGCTGATGCTTCGCAGCTGTCGGGCAGCTGGGCGAGCGATTTCAGCTTCTCCTCGTTCTCCTTCTTGTGGATGTTTACGCTGACGTACGTCTTTTCGGCGATCTCCAGCGCATTGGGGATCTCGAAGCCGTGGCGACATGCTACGGCCAGACCGGCCAACAGCAGGTACAACTCGGCCGATCCGTCCGGCGAGCGCATCTCCACGGTCTGCTTCTGTGCCGTGTCGAAGTGGCTCTCTTTCTCCAGCGGGTTGGCCAGAACGCACATGTCGGTCTTGGCAGACCATCCCAGCGGAACGCGTACGAGCACCGAGCGGTTGCGATCGCCCCAGCATACGTTCGTCGGAGCCTCTTGGTGCGGCACGAGACGGAAGTACGACGTCGGGTTCGTGTTGCCGAAAGCTGTAATTGCCGGAGCCAGCTCCATCATACCGGCGATGGCCTTGCGAGCCGTCTCGGAGAGTTCGCCGTTGGTGAGCATCTGGTTCTTGCCGTCCTTGGTGAAGCGCATGTGTACGTGGAGACCCGATCCAGCCTTGCCAGCAGTGATCTTCGGTGCGAAGGTCACGTTGTAGCCATACTGGTAGCCGAGGTTGCGGATCACCCACTTAGCGATCATCAGCTGATCGGCAGCCTCTTCGGCATCAACGGGGAGGAACTCGATCTCGTTCTGCTCGTAGATATAGCCGTTGAGCGTGAAGTTACCCACCTCAGAGTGGCCGTATTTGATCTGTCCGCCGGTCTGTGCGATGTACGACATGCACTCGGTGCGGAAGTCGTTGAATTTGGCGTAGGGGCCAGACTCGTGGTAGCCCTTCTGATCCGTAGCCTCGAAGTCCTTATAGTCTTCTTGGGGAACGATAACGTAGTATTCCAGCTCGCCCATGGCTTGGAACTTCATGCCCGTGACGTCTGTGAAAGCCTTGCAAGCCTTGTGGAGTGTGTACTCGGGTGCGCTCTCGAGCGGCTGTCCGTCCTTATTGAAGTAAGAGCAGAGCATGGAGAGGGTCGGGATTTCAGCGAATGGGTCGACGAAAGCGGTACGGAAACGCGGAATAGCGTAGAGGTCGCTACTGCCGGCGCCGATAAAGGAGAAGAGACTCGAACCGTCGACGCGCTCGCCGCAGGTCAGGATCGTATCCAGATACTCCTCGTTCGTGATGATGAAATTGAGTGTTTTCAGTCGACCATCTCCCGCAGGATACATGAAGTTGACCATCTTGATATCGTTCTGACGGATGAACGAGATGATGTCGGCCTTGGTAAATTCAGAAGCAGGCTTCTGCAAAAACGCAACCAAGCGGTTGGCGTTCATTGATAACTCTTGTGGGTTCATAAGCAAGTTCTTTACTCTGATTATTTGCTGATTATTTTGTTCAAACGCCGGCAAAAGTAGAAGAAAAAGGATCCGTGCAAGGGGCTTTGATGGGATTGCGGAGGATTTCACTTTCAGGCATTTCGGAGTGTGACTTACGATTCGTAACCGCTTTCTTGATTTGCTCTTGAAAAACGGTCTTTTTACCCCGTTTAGAGCGGTGAAAAGCCGTCGACTTTACTCTTCGGCTTACGAATCGTAATCGACCTAAATTGACCCGGAAGGAATGGAGGTAAGGGGGCGGATATACAGCCCGTGACCAGGCTTATCGACTGTCCTATTATCCGGCTGAGGAGTAGGTGTACAAGAAAGCCTCTCAAACACGCCGCGAAACGTATTTAAGAGGCTTCCTCTTGTTGTCGGGGTAGCGGGATTCGAACCCACGACCCCCTGCTCCCAAAGCGGACATTGATTCTCTTGCTAATAGCTGACTACTAACTGTATACAGATTGTATCCGGAGTTCTTGTCGATTCTATGTCGACCGTTAACACACAAAAAAAAGAGGCCCCGACATCACGTCGCAACCCCTCCTCTCCCGATCGGTATACCCTTTTCAGGGCAATGTATGAGCGAGACTCTGTTTGTTTGTCAGAGTGAAACAGCAAGAAAATATACCATGACGCGTCTCCTCCTACATCTCGATCGAACAAGTAAAACTCGATTGAACTTTATGACGCCGCAAAGCTACGTGGGCCTTATCGTCACGATGGGCAAACAGAGACGGCGTTTTTTTTCGGACGGCGTGGAACACATTTTACCCTCACGAGGTGCCCACTCTACCTTTGCGCCCATAAAACAACACAGGGAAACAAACATCTCGATGAAAAAAGCTACAACTATCAAGGCCGACCCACGCAATTACCGTCTACATCCAGACGCCAACAAGCGCATTATCCGTAAGAGTCTCGAGGATCTCGGTGCCGGGCGGTCTATTGTGATCGATAAAGAGGATTGCATTATCGCCGGCAATGGTGTCTATGAAGAGGCGCAGGCTTTGGGTCTTCCCGTGCGCGTCGTAGAGACCGACGGACGGGAGCTGATCGCCGTCAAACGTACCGATCTGGGCACAGCGGACGAACGACGCCGTCTGCTTGCCTTTGCTGACAACCACGCCTCGGACACCTCTGTATTCGATACCGAGATCGTCGTGGAAGACTTTTCGCCCGAAACGCTCGACGCATGGGAGTTTGCCGTGGAGGTTTCCGAAAACCAATTCGGAGGTGGCGGACAGGCATTCGGGGATGGTGGCGGCGAAGCAGGCGAGGATAACACCTACACGAAAAAGATCGAATCCCCGATATACACACCCAAAGGCGAATGCCCCTTGGCACAGGAGCTCTATGACTCGACCACCTACAAACGTCTGATGGAAGACATCGCGGCTGCTGAGGGTGTAGACATCGAAACGAAAGCCTTCCTGCGTATCGCCGCCGCTCGTCATATCGTCTTCGATTACGGCCGAATCGCAGAGTTTTATGCGCATGCGAACAAAGAGACGCAGCGCCTAATGGAAGACTCTGCACTGGTGATTATAGACTTTGACCGCGCCGTGGAATTGGGCTATGTGAAACTTAAATCTGAGCTGGCCGCGCTCAGGGAGGAGGACGTACCAGATGAATAACAGCTTTGTCGCATTGATCCTCACGCACGGCCGGCCGGACAAGGTCTACACATACGATACACTGCGAAAGCGTGGCTATACCGGGGACATTATAGTGGTGGTAGACAATGAGGATGCTACGCTGGAAGAATACAAGAAGAAGTTCCCAGACGTCTACGTCTTCGACAAGAAGGCAGAGGCCGCTCTAACTGAAGAGGGAGACAACTTCCAAGACCGCCGCGCCATCATCTACGCCCGGAACGCTTCCTTTCAAATAGCTAAAGAGCGCGGCTATCGCTACTTTATCGAGCTGGATGACGACTATTTCGAGTTCTCCTATACCTACGCAGCGAATGGAGAGCTAAAGCAACGTAGCATCCGCTCCTTGGATAAGGTGTTTGACGCACTAATCGAGTTTAGGAAGAATGTGGGTGCCTTAACCGTCGCAATGGCGCAGCGTGGCGACTTCGTCGGAGGGAAGGAAAACAATATCGTACAGGGTGAGATCCTCAAAAGGAAGGCGATGAACTCTTTCATCTGCGACACCGAACAGCCCTTTCGCCTCTTCGGAAAGATCAACGAGGACGTCAATACGTATGTCGTGCTGGGCAGCCGTGGCTCGCTATTCCTTCAGGTCCCACATGTGGCATTGAATCAGGTTAGCACGCAGCAGTCATCAGGTGGTATGACCGACATCTATCTCGATAGTGGCACATACGTAAAGTCGTTCTACACCGTCATGTATGCTCCCGCCTGTGCCTGCATTCGCATGATGGGAACGAAGCACCGGCGCCTACATCACAGCATCAACTGGAATAATGCCGTTCCCAAGATCATCTCCGAACAATTCAAGAAAACATGAAACACCCTCAGAAGTATGGCACGCTATAACAAAGACATCGCCGAGCAGATCTGCCAACGCCTCGAGGAGGGGGAGACCGTGCAAAGCGTCTGCCGGAATGTACATATCCACAAAGACACTTTCTATGAATGGATTAAGCATAAGGCCGACTTCGCCGACGCTGTCAACAAAGCGCGGCAAGCGGCCTACGATCGTATTGGGGAGGTGGCGAATCAATCCATTTACCGCCTCCTGACTGGCTACGATGTGACCGAGGAGCGCACCGTGTCCGTCGATACCGGCAAACGCGACGCCGACGGGAAAGCCATCACCCGCGTGAAAGAGCACGTGAAGATCAAGAAGCACATACCGCCCTCGGCCGCGGCCATCATCTTCACGCTTTGCAATCGTGACCCCGATCATTGGAAGAATCGCATGAATACGGAGGTGACCGGCAAGGACGGGCGCGACCTCTTTGCTGGCCTCTCGGATGAGGAGCTGAACGCCCGCATTCGGACGCTGCAAAAGAAGCTGGGGGAGGGTGAGTCGCAATGACACGCGCCGACCGTGAAGCGTATTACGTGATGCTCTCCGAGAGCCTGACGAGGAAAGCGCGCACGGATCTGCTGAGTTTCACCGAGGCCACGATGCCCAACTTCGACCCGGCTGAGTTCCATCGCCGCTACTACGCCCGCCTAACGGACTTTGCTCGCGGTGACATTGATCGGCTGATGGTCTTTGTGCCCCCACAACATGGTAAAAGCGAAGGATCCACCCGCCGGCTGCCAGCCTTCGTGCTGGGGCAGAACCCGGACGCGAAGATCGCCATCGTGTCGTACAGCGCTACGAAGGCGCGAAAGTTCAACCGTGAGATACAGCGCATCATCGACACGGAGGAATACCGCCGCATTTTCCCCGCGACAAGCCTCAATGCGTCCAACGTGACCACAATCGCCGGCGCATGGCTGCGCAATGCAGACGAATGCGAGATCGTCGGCCGGGCGGGTGGCTTCAAGACCGTGGGCGTGGGCGGGCCGTTGACAGGTGACCCGGTCGACCTGCTGATCATGGATGACATCTACAAAGACGCCAAAGAGGCATGGTCGCCACGGGTGCGCGAAAACATCTCTGACTGGTACGACACCGTTGCCGAGACGCGTCTACACAACCACTCCCGGCAGCTGATCGTCTTTACCCGCTGGCATGAGGACGATCTGGCCGGCAAGCTGCTCCGAGAGCAAGGCGCGTACGATCCAGTGACGAATCCCCGCGGGTGGGAGGTGGTGGTTTATCCGGCTATCAAGATCGGCGCACCCACCGAAGTAGACCCTCGGCAGGAGGGGGAGGCACTTTGGCCGGAGCGTCACTCGCTGGAAAAGCTGCAAACCATTCGCGCCCGCAATCCTCACGTGTTCGACTCGCTCTATCAGCAAGACCCGAAGCCCAGCGAGGGGCTGATGTACGACCGCGAATTCCAGGAATACGAATACCGCCCCGCCGCGGAGCGCGTCACCCGCAAGGCCTATGTGGATTCGGCGGACACGGGCGCCGACTATCTGTGCGCCATCGTCTACGACGAGACAGAGACGGGCAACTACATAGTGGACGTGCTTTACACGCAGCGCCCGATGGAGTACACAGAGCCGGCGCTGGCTGAGATGCTCTCCCGGCATGCAGTCTCGGAGTGCGTCGTGGAGTCGAACAACGGCGGACGCGGATATGCCCGTGCCGTAGAGCAGCAATGCCGGCGCATGGGCAACGATCGCACGCACTTCAAGTGGTTCCATCAATCGCAAAACAAAGCCGTACGGATCTTCACCCATTCGGCGGCCGTGCAGAACCTCACCTACATGCCCCTCGGATGGCAGCGCCGCTTCCCGGAGTTTGCCGTCGCGTTGACGGGATACCTCAAGATGGGAACAAACGCACACGACGATGCTCCGGACGCCCTGACGGGAACGGTTGAGTTTCGACGCAAAGCGTCTTCTGCTTCCGCCGTGGCCGGCCTCTTTGGTTACTGACGGCCTCTTAATCCTCCCTACAGACTTCATTCAACTCAAAACACGCTCAATACTATGACTCTCAAAGAAATTTTCAGCCAGAGCACACCCTCTGATGTAATCGACGCCCTGAAGAAGGGGCGCAACGCGCCGCTGCCTGACGTGGAGGCCGCCCGCAAAGCCATCGACCCCGAGAAACACGACGTGAACGACCGAACGAAACGCCCCGATAAGCGTGTGGCCGTTTCTGATTCGGAGGAGTCGAACGGACTACAGGTGACTTCCGATGTGCCGGGGGGCAGCAAGGGGACAACACGCCCCGAGCCCGTGGCGCGCATTAGCCTCGCCATACAGCAGCTCATCATTAAGCGCGCCGTGTCATTCCTCTTCGGCAACGATCCGGCCTACAATGCAGACACCGAATCGGAGCAGCAGCAGGCCGTCATGCGTGCCTTTGGTCGCATCCTGCGCGACGTGAAGTGCAACTCGGTCAACCGCTGTGTCGCGCGCAGCGTGTTTGGATATAAGGAGTGCGCCGAGCTGTGGTATCCGGTGGAGACCGAGGCGGAATCCAACCGTTACGGCTTCCCCTCTCGATTCAAGCTGCGCTGCGCCGTGTTCTCCCCCGCGAACGGGGACACGCTTTACCCCTATTTCGATGAGACGGGCGACATGGTGGCTTTCTCTCGCAGCTTTGCCCGCAAAGACGACGCGGGGAACACGGTGGACTTCTTCGAGACCTACACCGCCGATGCGCATTATATGTTGCAGAGCGGCGACAACGGGTGGACGCCCTCCGAGGGATACCCCCGCGCTGTGGCGATCGGGAAGATCCCCGTGGTGTATGCGCGGCAGGACGAGACGGAAACGGCGATCGTGAACTCTCTCATAGCGCGACTCGAGACGTTGCTGTCGAACTTCGCCGATACGAACGATTACCACGCCTCCCCGAAGCTCTTTATCACGGGGCGCATTCAAGGCTTTAGCAAGAAGGGTGAGGCCGGGGCCATCATTGAGGGCGATGAGGGGTCGACGATGAATTACGTCTCGTGGGCGCACGCCCCCGAATCGGTACGTCTGGAGATCGAGACGATCCTCAGAATGATCTACACCTTGACGCAAACGCCCGACATCTCTTTCGATTCTGTGAAGGGTATCGGCGCCGTTTCCGGCGTCGCCCTGAAGCTGCTATTCATGGACGCACATCTGAAGGTGCAGGACAAACGGGAGATCTTCGACGACTATCTGCAGCGCCGCGCCAACATCATCAAGGCTTACATCGGCCTCTTTTCGCCCCCGCTGGCCGCCGTGGCTGACGAGATGGAGATCACCCCCGAGATCACTCCTTACATGCTGACGAATGAGATCGACGAACTGAACTATTGGCTGACGGCAAATGGCAACAAGCCCGTGGTTTCGCAGGAGGAATCGATCGAAAAGGCCGGGGTTTCGATGAACCCGCAGGCTACCTATGAGAAGCTACAGGCCGAAGACGCCCGCAGTGTCTACACATCCGCCTTCGAACCGACACTTTAAGCCGCCATGCCTGTAACCCCTTCTTTTGATCCGGATGCTATCCGTCGCGCCGTGTACGCCAGAGTCGATGCTGTGGAAGAGGCCATCGTAGAGGCCTACAAAGTAGCCGCCCTGAAAATGGTTCGCCGCGCTAAGCAGACAAACACCTACAAAGACCAGACACACAAACTGCGATCTTCAATCGGATGTGTGGTCTTTCATCGCGGCCGGGAGGTGTACAATTACTTCGAGAGCGAGGGCGGTGAAAAGGGCTCCGAGGGCGTATCCGAGGGACTGGCTTACGCTCGCCGTGTAGCCTCGGAGGCCGGCGAGCGGGCCGTTATTGCAGTTATCGTGGCCGGCGCGCGTTATGCTCTCTATGTGGAGGCACGCGGCTATGATGTGATCACGGGCAGCACGTATGGTTTTCCGGATGATCTGCAGGAAGAGATGGATCTTATCGCTGAAGGTCTCAAACAGCAGCTCGGGACACTTTGAAATTTCACGTTTTACCACTCAAACCCCCTTTATATGGATCCACTTGCAAAAGCCCTCGCACGTGAGGCGCGCCGAAAAGGAATCTGCGATGAATGGTATCGCGATCTGAAGGTGCTCAATGACAAAGACGCCATGCTCGACATGTACGTCCGCGGTATCGACTTCTGCCTATCGAATGATTATCCGGATAACGACTTCATACGCGCTCACTTCAAGGGCGCGATGGAAACGCATGGCATTTACCTCGACGATCGCGTAAATCTTACCAATCCCGAGCGCTGCGTGGCGCTGGGTGAGACTCACGGCGGTATTCATGTGAGCGGATATGCCGTCACGGAGGTATTTGCCAAACATGACGCCCGCCTCTCTATTACGGCCGACGATCATGCCTTTATGATGGTAGACGCCTTCGATCGCTCGGAGTTGACCGTTTCGGCGAGCGATGTAGCGAAGATCTGCATCAACCGTTACGGCCGCGCGCGCATTACCATTGCCCCCGGATCTACGGGGCAGATAAAGATCATCGAGAAGCATAAAGAGACATACTGAAGTTTTTCTGACTGACCTCACGAACCCTCGGAAATACTTTTGCCGCCATGAAAGTCAGCTATCAATACAACGGTACTCCATTCGAGTCGTACGGCGTCTATGTTTCCAACGGCGGCGGCTTCCTCGGAGCCCCTACACGTAAGAAGCCAAAGACGTACGAATACCCGGATCACAACGGCTATCTGCCAGACCTCGAGGTCCCCGTCTATGAGGCACGCACGATCTCACTGGATTGCTTCATCGTGACCGATTCGGCTGCTGAACTTGTCACGCGCTTTACAGCCTTCACAAAGGCTCTGCTGGGTGTTACTGCTACGGTTGCCTTTTCGGTTGCTATCGATGGCAGCACAGTCTACACCGGGCAGGTCTACACGTCCGCCGTATCGGATATTGTAAAGACGTTTGTTGACGGCCGAAACGTGGGCACCTTCAAGGTGACCATCATCGAGCCTGAGCCTACGGTGTAAAGCCCACCACACACAACGCATAAACAGTTCAACACATAAACCACAAACGACAGATGAAAAAAATCGATTTCAGTAACGTAAACATCGAGATGGAGCTCGGCGTATTTCAGACGCGCGACACGCGCTCTGAGTTTGGGAACATTGTCTTTCAGCACGCCGCTACGCTCGAGCAAGACACACTTGCGCGTAAGATCTTCAACGCCCCCGCCGGAAAGATTACGGAGCTTGCCGACAACGAATTTGATATACTCACAGCCGCTATGAGAGCTTCCGGCTATCGCTATTCCGTCATTCGCGACCTCGAGGCCGCCGATCAATCGGAAAAGCCAAAAGAGGTGGAGGCTAACGGATGAAAGTCATCTACAACGGCCTTATCCCTTTCCGAGGCTTTACGGCGATTAACCTCTTTGGGCGCGTCTTTGCCCGCAGAGAGTTTGAGCCGGTCTCCGATCGCATTCTCAGGCACGAGGCTATCCACACGGCCCAGATGCGCGAGACGGGCTACGTGGGCTTCTATCTCCTCTACCTTGCCGAATGGCTCTGGCGGTGGGTGCGTCTGAAGGATGCCACGGCCGCTTATCGCGCCATCCGATTCGAGCGTGAGGCTTATGGCCATCAGGATGAGCTGGACTACCTCACCTATCGCCGGCCCTTCGCCTGGCTAAAGGGGTAACCTCCCCCCCTATTTGAAACAACCTCAACCCCCATAAAAAGCAAAAGAAACTATGAGTTTTATCCTGAATGAGCTTGGCGTTAAGCCGTCCATTGATCTGATGAATCGCACTCCGGGGCAGCTCTCGACCGTCACGCGGGGCACGCAGAAGATTGCCCTACTGGGAGAGGATGTGGTGACGCTCACCGTGGAGAGTGTCCGCCCGATCGCCTTCGAGATCGGCGACGTGATGAATGTCTACGGGCGCACCTATCGCCTCAACCGCCTGCCCGCCGTGCAGAAGCAGGGCGAAAGGCTCTACACCTACGAGGTAGAGATGGAGGGCGCGCAGTACGACTTGCTGCGCGTGACGTACGACCTGACCATCGACACGACGAGCAACACGCTGCAAGACGTCCAGAGCGACGCCCTCACGGGTGGCCTCCGCCGCTTTGCGACGGTGCTCATCTCGAATGCCAACCGCGTCTTCCCGGGTCAGTGGGCGCTGGGTGAATGTCCCGACACGGCCGCTGACCGCACCCTGACGTTTGGCGAAACGGACAACTGTCTGGCCGTGCTGCAACGCCTCTGCAAAGAGTTCGAGACGGAGTTCGAGATCACCCAGACCGGCGGCCTGCGTACGATCCACTTTGGCAAGGTCGGGCAGACGTTCCCCTTCACGTTTCGCTACGGCCGCGGCAAAGGCCTGTACGCCTTGGAGCGGCAGAACGTCTCGTCGGCCAACATCATCACCCGCCTGAAGGTCTACGGCTCCACGCGCAACATCACCGCCCGCTATCGCGCCCAGCGCCTCTGCCTGCCGGGGAAGAAGAAGGGCGAATCCTTCCTCGAGAAAGGCAACGCCGTGAACCGCTTCGGCGTGTGGGAAGCCACGAAGTACTTCGAAGACATCTACCCCAAGCAGAAGGGCCGAGTGACGGCCGTGGACGCCGCCTCGGAGCTGGTGTTTACCGATTCGGCTATGGCGTTCGACCTCTCGGAAAAGGTCACCTCGAAAGGCGCCGACGGCAAGGAAGAGACGAAGACCACCTACCTGCTGCCGGGCACATCGGCCAAGGTGCACTTCAACACCGGCCACCTGTCCGGCTATGAGTTCGAGGTCGCCAAGTATGACCACGCCACAAAGACCTTCACCCTGAAAGCCTTCAAAGATGATCGCGGGGAGACGTTCCCCTCGAAGACCTCCGCCGCCTTCCGCATCGGTGCGGGCGACGAATACAGTCTGCTTGACATCGCACCCCCGCAGGCCGTAGTGGACGCCGCGGAGAAGGAGCTGGAGGAGGCCGGTAGCAAGTACTATGATCAGAACAGCCAGCCCAAGGTGCAATACGGCCTCACGGTGGCCGAAGAGTTCCTACGCTCGCTCTCGGGCGTTGGATCGACGTCGGACGTCTTTTCCGTAGGCGATTATATCCCTGTGGAAGATGAGGCGCTGGAGGTGAAGAAGTCCGTGCGCATACAGTCATTCACGCGCAACCTGCTCCGTCCCTACGACTACCAGCTGACGCTCTCAGACACGGTCACCACGTCGATCATCAACCGCATCATCTCCGATCAGATCGAGACGGACAAGATTATCCGTATGAACAACATCAAAGACCCCGCCACGGCGCGTGCCAATTGGCGCCGCTCGCGCGAGGTGATGGCCGCCGTCTTCGACCCCGAGGGGAACTATTACACGGAAAAGATCCGGCCGCAGTCGATCGACACGATCGCCCTCTCCGTAGGCGCTAAGTCTATGCAGTTCGGCCTGACGAACACCGTCTTCGAGCCCAACTATCAGGGCAACGTGAACGCCATCCGTGTGCAGGGCGGCGTGCTAACGCATTACACCATCGACGAGGCCAAGGCGCGCTCCTGGACGCTGGCCGACGGCACGTTCACGCTGGCCGACGCCTCCAAGCCGTACTACGTCTATGCCAAATGCCAGCGCGCAGGCGCGGGCGGTGTGATCCTCTTCACGCTGGAGCAGATCCCGGTCGAGAAAGATCCGGCCTATTATCACTTCTTGCTCGGGATACTGAACTCTGCAGATAAGGAGCTGAAGGCGCGGTATTTCAACCCCATGTATGGCTTTACGATGATCAACGGTCGGTTCATCAAGACGGGCCGCATCCAGTCGGCCGACGGCCAGACGTACTTCGATCTGGACGAGGGCGTGATCAGCGGCAACATCAAGATCAAGGGCAATTCGGACTACGCCACCAAGACGGAGCTACAGGTCGTTTCGGATCAGATCAAGGGCGAGGTCGGCAAGTTCAACGCGCAGCTGGGCGGCACCAAGGCGCAGCTGGACGCCTTCCAGCAACAGACGCAGCAGAACGTGAACAACCTCCTGAGCCGTCAAGCCACGGCCGACGATAAGATCTACCGTCTGCAGACGGCGGGCTTCATCTCGAGGGCCGAGGGCAATGCCCTTTACGCCTCCGCGCAGCTGGCGAATGGGAAGACGATCGCTTCTCTCATCACGCAAACCCCGGAGGCGATCAATATGATCTCTCGGAACATCAACATCAACGCCGCCGTAACATTCGAGAGCTACAAAGAGGATAACGCCCAAAAGCTGGCAGCCGTCAACCGGCGTGTCTCCAACACCGAAACGACCCTCAGCAACCAGCAGAACCAGCTCAATCAGAAGCAGGGCAGGAATGATACGTTCAACCTCGAAAACGCGCGCATCAATGATAAAACGGTAATCGACGGTGGGCTAATCAAAGCGTCGCTGATTGATACAAAGAACTTAGTTGTAAAACAAGCCGCAGCGATTGGTGGTTTTGAGGTGCAGAACGGAATTTTGACGTCACTAAGCTATGGAGAGTCGGGTGAACCGTCCGTCATCGGTATTTGGGCGCAGAACAATCTGAGAACATCGGCTACCCAGAACAAAAGGTTGGCAACACTCATACAGTCTGGAAAGATCACATTGAGAGGGGTATCAGCGGAGCCACCGGAGCTGAATCTAACAAACGGAAGCACCAGCTTTGGTCTATCAATAGCACCGGTAGGCGGCGAATGGGTTAACCGCGTCCGTATGACTATGAAGCCGCTCCCCCATGTAAACACGGTAAGGAACACGGGCGGCGCCCACACCTTCCGCACCCTGAAATGGGATGAAAACACCGGCCTCGTTTGCTGGGAATAGCCACACGCCCCGCCCCTCGGGGCTCAAACACATAACCCATAAACCCTAATTAGAA